CACTTGGTTCTCGCAGGCGGTGTCGTAGGCCACGTCAGCATCGGAGATGTATTCGATATGGCGTATGACACCATTGAACACGTCTGCCATGTCCACATCGGCCTTGTCGTCAGCCGGGATCACTTTGATACCGGGACGGTTCATGCGCTGCTCGTTCGTCACTTGGTGAACGTGCTGCGGCAGCTTGTTGATGGTGAGACACGGACGGGCGTTGATCGTTTGACCCTGCACTGCACCACGAGTCTGGAGCACGTCAGCAGGCCACTGCCACTGGTTGTCTGGAGAGCCTGCGTAGAACCGCAAATCGTCGAGTTCGTCTTCCCGAGTCTGGGAAAACGCCGCCATTGCCATCTTCATGCGTGAACGGGCAACGGTCAGAATTTCCTCGGAACCGCCTTTTGACGGGTACGGTCCGTTTTTTGCCACATTTGCTGCGGCTACGATTCCGGTGGTGTCTTTCATGCGTCAAATACTCCGAGGGTGTGTGATTCCCTCATGACCAGAAGGTTGTCACCCTCGTATTTTAGGTCCTGACCTATGGAATCACCAAATAGCACCTTGTCGCCGACTTTTACGTCTTTGGCGTCAGGGCCAGCGGAGATTACCACACCCGTGCCAGTTTGTTTGTCGCGCAACAGGATGAAAAGCTCATGTTTTTCCATGTCGGGACGGACGATCAGGCAGTCTTGCAAGGCTTGGAGGCTCATGCGTAAGCTCCAGTTTTTGAATTTACATACGTTTCACATGCTTGTATGTCAAACAACGACGTTTGGGCACCGCATACAATAAGTTGGTACATGTTGCCGCTAAAAGTTAAAGCAGTTCCGCCCCTACGTCCAACATATAAAGCGTGATTTCCGTAATTGCCAGTACCTTGGTCAGTTGTGCTGATTGCTACTTGAGCACCGTCAATACGTAAAACAACCTGATCCCCGCTAATGTCTCCCGTGCCTGTCAGAACATTGGTTATTGGCGCTGAATATGTGTTTGCGGATGCAGCAGAAGAAACTATCGTGCCCTTACTTGAAAAAGAGTAATCTGTAAGCGCTACACCGGGCGCACGCATGAAAAAAGTTCCGTTGTTTGTTGTCGTAACTGGCGACAACTCAACAATCATTCCTATTGCTGCGTTGCTTAACTTTCGCACGCCAGCAAACACTGTCATTTTATCAGTGGTGGTGAAATTAACAGAATTGGTTTGCAACCAGTCATCTACACCATCAAAAAGCAAATGGTAGTATCCGTTTGAATCTTGTTGAAGTAATGGTCGGCTTGCTGCGGTTACTTGAAATGCGTTGTTACCTCGACCAGATTTATCTAACACCAGCCCCACAGGTTGCCCAACTGCGGTAACAGGTGTTGTGCCAGCGCTGTCTTGAAACAGTGTTGTCAAATCACTTGGGTCATACCACGCCCCTTGCGCACCAGTTGAAAACAATGACAACGGTGAAAAAATTGCCGCAATAGCACCCACAATTGTCACATGTGGTGAAACACCAACAGGGATCCCGTTTCGGGCGGTTAAAAAACTCATTTTTTACCTTTCGCAGAGGTTTTTTGCGCAGCTTCACGCTTAACCGCATAGCTTATCGCAACTGCCTGCTTTACGGGTTTACCCGCAGACACTTCGGCCTTCACATTCTTGCGAAATGCCTCTTTTGAGGGTGACTTGACGAGTGGCATCACTTGACCTTTTTGGCAGGTTTGGCAGTCTTGGCCGACTCTTTAAAGTCTTTAGCCGAGGGTGCGCCAGCAGCGCCGGGTTTGCGCATCTTCTCGCCGCTACCTGCGGCAATACGGGCGCGTTTGGCGTTAATGTTCGCGTACAGTCCGGGTTTTGTAGCCATCATGACCCCATCCATGAATTTGTGGCAGCACCGTTTTGAGCGTTGCGCCTAGTGAGTGGTTGCTCAGTGTACTCTCTATGAGCCACAGGGAACGCAAAAGTCACGCAAATGGCGTCCGCTGCATCGGGTGACGCCAAACCACGGGCCTTCATGTCCTTCTTGCTCTCCAGAAAAATCGTACCCCTAGAATCAGGCTTGATCATAGGCGAAACCAGATCAGTCTTCAAGAACCTATCCTTCGGAATGCTGGCAGATCTCAGCCAGTCCTTCATCTTGCCCCACATCTCAGCACGTTTATTGCCATACATGATGGGGTTCGCACTCTTGTTGCCAAAGTTGACGCCCTTGATCTTGTAGCGTTGCTCTTTCAACCGGTCAACAATGCCGGCTCCAAGACCTCCCTCGTCAATCACCACCAGGGCAGGCTTGAACTCCTCAATGGCCTCAATGATGTGGCCCACCACCGTCATGGTGTCATCACCTCGATGCCGGTCAATCCTCACAATGTCACGGCCTTGCCGAATAGCAATCACCGTGGCATCTGCTCCAAAGCGTGCTGGGTCAACCCCCACAATGATGGGAGCAGTCTGGTCCTTGTACTTGGACCTTGCCATCGCCTCATCCACAATGTTTGACGGTATGAACTGGTCATCGCCAGCATTGGGGAACTGCCCGTAAACCTCAACGTGAGCCTGGGATGAGTCAGGGCCATACTCGTCAATGATGTTCTGGTACACAGCCTTGTCTGTGCCTTCCACCGTTCTGGCATCCACCACCTTGGTGTTCCAGAAGTCTCGCTTTGAGTGAAAGGTCTCGTAGAAGTACCCCGTGTTTCGCCGTGGGTTGGAGAACGCCAGCCAAAGTCGGTTGGGGGTGTTCTCGGTAAAGAATCCAGCCGTCACAGCCCAGATTGAGTCCTCAATACCGCTGGCTTCGTCGAAGATCACCATCACACCATCAAAGTTGTGAACTCCAGCATAGGCATCTGGGTTTTCGGCTGACCAGAGCCTACCTTCCACCGCCCAGTAACGGGTGCCCTTTTTCAGGTCTTTTTCCACCAGATCAGTGAGCCAGTTGGCAGGGGTGATCTTTGTCGCCGCAACCTCAAACCAGTGGCTGTTAATACTCATCGCCAGCCACTTGGTGATCTCAGCCCATGTCACCGCACGAAGCTGAGACTCGCTGTTGGCCGAGATGATGGTGGTCGAACCAATCCTGGTGGACAGCATCCAAATGGTCAGCCAAGAAACCAGTGCAGACTTGCCGATACCACGGCCAGAAGACACGGCCTGACGCAATGTCTCAAAGTCTATGCGACCCTGCTGGCGCTTGATGTGCTCAGTGATCTCACGCAGCACTTCCCTTTGCCACTTCCTTGGCCCCTTAAAGTTCGCCAGTGGCGTGTTCTCCTGGCCCCAAGGAAAAGCGAACAAGACAAACGCCTCTGGGTCGTCGGCAATCGCCGGTGTCCACAGCGTTGCCATCAACTCCTGTTCGTCTTCGGGCTTGTAGATGGTGGTTTGCATTTATTTTGTTCTGACAATCAACTGGTTGATCGGCACATCGTAGCTTTGGTATGGATAAGTTGCCAACCTCTGTTGAGGCGTCATGTTCATGCGGCTTTGAACTGCCCTAGCTTCAGCCTCGCCAGCTAGGCGCTGATACAAATCAAACTTTGCTTGCTCGCTGTGATATGCCATTAAAGCCTTGGAATCCAGTTCACGCGCTTCTTTTTCAAGCTGCAAACCTTTTTTACGTGCGCCAGGCTTGACAATCTTTGTTGGGTCCAGCGGGTCGTTGGCACTAGACATTCTGAACAAATCTTGCGCTTGTTGCCTTTTCTGTTCAGCAATTTTTTCAAGCGTCAAAATCATTGTTTTAGGATCGCCGCCTTCTGCAAAACCTTCCCTTTGCTGAATAGCATGTTGCAATTCATGCAACATAAGTGATCTATCTGCCGCATTGTTTTGACCAACTACAGGCACACCAATGTTGTCCATTTCGGTCTGGTAATACCCACCTTGCCGCCCCGGCTTCAATGACACGCCAATATTCTTGGTGTCTGGGTATGCCGCCGAAAGCTCGGGATGCAGTAAAGCCTTTTGCCTGCGAACAACAGCCGAATTTCCTTGCTCCAAATCCTTACCCTCGCCCCATGAGTAAAACTTTTGGCCAGGCATGGAATTGGCATCGCTAATCTCTTGCCGCAACTTGCCCTCTGGACCTCGAAATGTGCCAGTAGCAGACCAAATCTCTTCAGGAGCAACACCAGCCTTTTCCATCTCTACAGCCTTGGCTGCATTTGCCGCATTCCAAGTTTTAGACTTTT